CATTGTGATATTATCATGCATTTTCATGGGATCTTGTTTCACAACATCTCCAGATAAAGCTCAAGCATCCGATAAGACATTTGAACAGTGTGTAGCAGCTGATGAAAATCCAGCGATGGATGACTGCATGAAACTAAAGTGTTGGGACTTTTGGGTCAAAAATTACTACAAAGGGGCCCATAGGACCCCCCAATTACATGCCATAGAGCGTGTTTATGATGTGTCTTTTAGATGCCACGAAGAAATGTGATCAAATGTATAAGAAACGCCTTACATGTTGATCCACTATCTCTTTTAATTCTTCAAACTTTTTTAAAGCTCTAATCTCTTCTTGCATGTTTGCAAGAACTTGATGCATCTTAATAATCTTCTGTCTCATGTCAGCTGGGCTCACGGATGTCGAGTTGATATGCATCTTGAAATAGTGCTCAAGTTTATCTCTACAGTAATCCGCAGCTTGAGATGGATTCATCTTTGATTTAATGACCTTCAAACATGTTTCATCGACTGCATGTTGAGGTATCTCGCGAGCATAATTCTCTCGTATGAGATGACGAAGATCTTTAATCTTTATTTTCATAAAAACTAAATATCAACTACAGCGACTCCACCCGCACCCGACACAAGATACACATCCTTCTTTATAAATCAATCCCTCTACGCCACAAGATCCGCAAATCTTGTCAGATTGAGACTTAGTTCCATCTGGAATGTAGGACTTCAATACTCGAGCGATTGCCTTAGAAAATGATTGCAATCCGCTGTGCTTATCTTTCTGAAGCTGTTCAACCATGTATTGTACTGGTACACCATGTCGCAGTGCCAATGACAAAGTTCTTGTCATAGATCCATGATTCGGATTTGAAAACAACTCTACGACGTCCTTGAATAACAGTTGATCATCATCTCCAATTGGAATCTGAAGATTATAGGTTGCTACCCCATCCTTCTTACCATTCTTGATCAATGTACCTGTCTTGGCCTTCTTTGGAACCTCTACGTGATGTGATAAACCGCAGAAGATCTCGTATGGCATTCCTTCAAGCTTACCAACCAACACCAGGTAGCTCTCGTTTTCACCAGATGACCTCACGTTAATTCTGTGAATATCACAGGTTAATTCCTTGGGTCGCTTTGGTGCGTGACTTTCTACCATGGCCTCAGGTTGACCATCAAGGTCTACTTTCTTCTCTTCGGGCTTGGTCTCGGCCACAAGCACACCGGTACGACAACCATCACGGTAGATGGTGACACCCTTGCAGCCAGTCTCCCAACCCTTCATGTAGATATCCTTGACAACATCTACAGAGGTTGAGTTAGGAATGTTTGTTGTGTTGGAGATAGAATGGCAGATCCACTTTTGAGCCGCGGCCTGGAGATCTACCTTGGCAACCCAATCAATCTCGTTGGCGGTTCCACCGTGGTATGGAGATTCAGCAACGTTCTCCTCGGTCTTGTGATTGACCTCCATCCACTTCTTGAATGCATGGTGGTAGACCATGAACTCCTGCCATTTATCACCGAGCGGATCCACGAAGTCGACCTTTACATTTGGATCATCACCGTTGACCTTCTTACGACGTTTGTAGAACAACATGAATGCCGGTTCGATACCGGATGTGGTCTGGGTAAGAACCGAGACTGATCCGGCAGGGGCTGTTGTCGTAAGAGCAATGTTTCTACGACCGAACTTCTTGTAATCAGCCGCCAGTTCTGGATTTGCTTCTAGGATCTGCTTGATGAAGGGATGGTTTCCTTCGAGCTTGTGCGAGAAGACCGGGAATGAACCACGTTCCTCGGCCATCTTGATTGTTGACTTGTAGGCAGATAGGGCCAAGGCCTTGTAAAGAGACTCAGTCATCTCAATGGATTTCTTAGAACCATAGACGAATCCCATAGCTGCAAGGGCATCCCCAAGAGCCGTGATGCCTAGACCTGTACGACGACCTCCTAGAGCGGCAGACTTAATTTTGTTCCAGAGGTCTAACTCTGGTCTCTTGACGTCATCTGGCTCTGGATCATTCTGGATCTTTGCAATGATCTTGTCTACGGCCTCTATCTCAAGATCAATGAGGTCATCCATGAGCCGTTGGGCCTTGACCACTGTGTCCTTCAATCTTTCATTGTCGTATGCGGCGGCAGACGTGAAAGGATTCTTTACGAACTTGTAGAGATTGACAAGAAGAAGGCGGCAGCTGTCATATGGAGAGAGCACAATTTCTCCGCAAGGATTGGTAGAAGTTGAACCATATCCAACACTTGCGTATGCTTCCGTTGGTGTACGCTTCTTAACCGTGTCCCAAAAGAGAAGGCCTGGCTCTGCTGAAGCCCATGCTGCCTCGATGATCTCGTGCCAAAGTTGCTTAGCATCAACATGTTCTTCCACGGTGTGCTTCGCGTCCTTCTCAACCGGGAACCGAAGGTGTACCTTGTCACCATCCTTCACAGCCTGCATGAACTCATCAGTGAGACGGATGGAGATGTTTGCACCGGTGACCTTCTTGAGGTCACGTTTGATGTTGATGAATGTGCGAATCTCTGGATGGTGAACATCGATAGTAAGCATCAATGCTCCGCGGCGACCTCCTTGAGCCACCTCTCTGCAGGTATTGGAGAATCTCTCCATGAAGACACCGATGCCGTCGGTAGTACGGGCAGCGTTGGCCGTCACAATGCCCTTAGGGCGGATAGTGGAGATATCAAATCCGACCCCGCCGCGGCGCTTCATGATCTGAGCCTGTTCCTGATCAGCCTTAAGTATGCCGGCATATGAATCATAAGGTGACTGAATCACGAAACAATTTGACAACGACTGATATTGAAATGCATTTCCAATTGCAGACATCGGTGATCCTTGAGGAACGATTGGTCCCAGACCACGGGATTCCGCAGCCAATTCATCTAGAGACATCTTTTCAATCTGAGATGCATCAAGATGATCGACGTCTGCCAAGAGACAGAAGATATCCTTTTCCGACATTGGATTAGGATACTTCTTCTCTATCCTCGCAAATTCCTTTGCAAGTCTGCGGTGCATGTCTGACGGAGTCAACTCCAACAGATCACCCTTTGGAGTCCTGAGGGCGTACTTATCTACGAACACCGATGATGCTAACTCATCGCCGTTAAAATACTTGAGTGATGCTTGATATGCTTGTTCGCGTGTATGTGACATATTAGACTCTCAAAAAGGTGGAAGGGTAATTATATAACGTTTGCCTCAAGAGTACTCGGCTTTTGTAGAGAAAATTCTTTCTTCATCTCCTGCCACTTGGCTCTTAAAGCTTTCTTTTGTGCTTCATCATCAGTTGCAGTGACAGATTCTGGCGAATCTGCTGCACCAACAATTTCAAATTGGCTTCTTGCCGTATTGATTTTAGAAGGATAAACCAGACCATCTCTACCTGCACGGTTCTTTGCAACGTACAACCTACCCCATCCAGATGCCTTCTCATGTGACCTTCTAGACACAGAGATGATGAAGTCACAGATCATTGCCTTGCCGTATGCTTCTGACATGTTCGTCATGTCAATGATTTCTGCATTTGCTCCCTCTTTGTTGGATTGTGATGCAGTCCAGACAGGAATGCCATATTCCATCGCAAATCCTCTAAGCTCTTCATATACGAGCTTTAATTCATGACGCAGAGAATCAAACTGTCGAGTCGATCTCATAATGTCTGCATAATCGATGATGATGATGTCTGGTCTAAAGCCCTTCAAATCCAATCGTTCGACATGTGATCGAATAGTGAAGATGGATGCTGTGTTCGTGGGATATTCTTTAATGAATAGCCGACCAAGGTGCTTGTTATCGTCATAGAACTTTTTGACCTCATCCTTGCGATCCATGACTTCATTAGAATCCATGTCACAAAGATTAGAATCATAACGGATACCTACTGCCGTTTCAGACAACTCAAACGTGTAATGAAGAACGTTCTTTCCATGCCTCAATGCATTGGCACCAATCATCGTAAGGAAGTGGGATTTACCTGAACCTGATCCACCAACCACACAGAGCAATTCGCCTTTACCAGATCCTCCATTAAGCAATTCTTTCTTATCCAATTCTGGAATGCCTGTTGGAATAGTATCTCGCCGAAGTCGGGTAAACCTTGCGTCCATCTCATTAAAGAAGTCGTGACCTACAGACGGTGCAGTTCCAACTTGGACGGCCTTCTTAATTGACTCTACGATGGATTCATATTTATCTGCCTGCATTTGATCGACTGCATTCTCAAGAGCAGCCTTAAGAGCTTGCTTTCGACAAAAATCAAGCGATTTATCTTTCACAAATTGCAAATCTCCTGGGTCTGGATTTGCCTTCATCCGTTGGAGATATTCAATGATCTGATCACGTAGAATTGTGTCTGTTCCTACCTTAAGGTCTTCTCTAATGATCGTTACAAGAAGCTGTAGCGTTGGAAAGACCTTGTACTTCTTTGAATATGCAAAGTAACGATCTGCAAGAAACTGAAGATATTTCAATTCAAAATATGATGAATCGAACACTTCTGTCATTTGCTCTGCCCATTTTTGATCTGTTAGCAAAGCCTGACCAATCTTTTCCTGAAATGATTTACCATAGGTACCGAATGTTACCTTGGATGTTGTTTTATTTTCGTAATCAGACATTTCAATCTCCGGTCGTGTGATGAGTTGCAGTCACACATTTTAGATCGTAAAAGAATCCCTCGATGTCAAAACCTTCAATTCCTTCTTTGACTAACGCTCGAATTAACCCCATCCTATCTGTCTTTGGCTCAAATGTATCGATGACATATTGCACCTTCGAAACTTGATCTCCAGACAACATGCTACCATCAAGATGTACCAGCTTCCAATTTCTTCTGACGTCTTCAACGCTGTCCATAATGCGGCGATAAATAATAGACTCGTCAACGTGCGCTTGACAGTAGTCAATGACTTCCTGTAGAATTACCATCTGGTCGCCGCCCAGGATTGGAATTTTTGATGAAACTTTTTTAAAACCGACACCTTTTATTCCAGGAACGTTGTCTCCTGAATCTCCGCATATCGCCTTTGCGATTGCGAAGTTGTGGGTACGAATCCTAAACTCATCAAAGATATCTTCTGCAGTCACTATCTTCTTCTTGTGAAGACTATAGATTCTTGTTTTATCATTTAGGAGTTGATACATGTCTTTATCAGAAGACACTATGATCTTATCTTGGTTCCTAAAAGGACCATTGCAGAGATGAGCAACAGTATCATCACCCTCACAATCAGAGACATATACCTGGCATACTGGAACAAACTTTAACATCCCGAGGAGTGTTATCAGCTGATGCTTCTTGTTCTCTTCAGAATCTGGTATATCGTCACCATAAAATCGATTCAACTTCTCAGGTTTTCTACCCATTTTATATTCTGAATATAATTTCCTGCGACGTTGGGATCCGCCACCTTCCCAGACGACATAAATTCCAGACGGCTGAATCTCTCTTGTGATTCGTTGCATGGATTTAAGAAACCCAATACAACCGCCCATCTGCTCACCATTCTTGTTCATGGTGGGATAGGCTGCCCAGGACCTTATAAAAAGATTCTGGGCATCGATTATCAATATCGGATGATCTTGACTCAATGTTGTACCCTAAACGCCAGTGCTACCAAATCCACCTTCGCCTCGATCCGTCTCTGATACTGTCTTAGCCTTCTGGAAGATCGCTTGAAAAATCGGAAAAAACATTAGCTGTGCAATCCTATCACCTTTTTTAACAATAAAATCTTCCCGGCCTGAGTTATACAGGATCACCTTTACCTCCCCACGGTAATCGTTGTCTACGAGCCCGGGAGCATTTAATACCTGAATTCCACTCTTTGCTGCAAGTCCAGATCTGGAACAAACCTGTGCTGCAAATCCAGATGGAATTTCCATCTTCAATCCCGTACCAACAACCAATCGAGATCCAGAAGGA